GCACCAGCCATATAAGCCATCATCAGTCTGATGCAGGAATTGGTGCTCGAGGTGTTGTATGACCCGCTCTTCTGTATGCCAGGAGACCGCTGGCTGAATACCGAGCCATCACTCAGGACCATCAAGGAATTGCCAAGACAGGTGACCCTGTTCCTGACAATGGTGGTATATGCTGAGGCAGGGCCACAGCCTGCCAAAGCGATGCGCACCGAAGCATCAGCCTGCAAAGCCCACATAGGAACCCAGAAATCAAAGCCGGAGACATCTGTGCCTGCGACCAAGTCCCCCAGGTCCGATATGGAGCACTGCAAACTAAGCAGCCCCTCGTCATCCAAACCCATTCCAGGCTTGCATGGTATGGTTTCCCAAGTGTTGATGTTAGCGCGATTCTGGCCACCGTGCAACCACCTTTCAATGACCTGATCCACAAGATCAAGGACAGCAATGAGCCGCATGCGACCCTGCTCGACCTTGAGCTGTGTGTGCAGCTCGCTCTTCACAAAGTACCTGACAGGCCCCGTGAATCCCTCTGCAACGAGCTGCTCAGGTGTCAAGCCCTCCGTTTTGCCCAGGGCGAGCCGCTGTAGGCGGCCCCAGGCCAGCTGCGCGATGTAGGTTTCACCCACAGCCAGGAGAACGTCACCTATCGTGTCATAGTGATAGCCAAATGGTAACCCAGGACTAGAATCCAACTTCAATGAGCCACACACAACTTTGATTTCATCAATGAAACGGATGGGGGGGACGTCGCTTCCAAAATCCAGGGAATCCAAATAGGACTTATTCGGACCAGCCGGCAGCTCGTCCACCACTCTGTCCATCGCAGCCCGAATACTCGCAGTTGGAGGAATGGGCAATTCCCTGCGGCGTCCAAACTGAAATAACAGGGATGTGCGCTCTGCTTGTGCGCGCCTATCCGGATTCGCGAACCCTTTCAAGCCTGGAATTTCACGTGAGGCGGCTTGTAGGGGCTCGGCGACTTCACCTGGAGGAGGAGGTTCCGCAGCTCTTGGGCGCGCGACTCGTCCAAGTTCAAGATAGCCTGCATCACCTCCTCCATCTGCAGAAGTTCCACCCCTGGAAAGGAGCGAGGCTTCGGCTGCGAACCTGTCGTGGAGGGACTTGCCAAACCCGGCGAGCCCCCCTCCGATGGGGCCGGGCTGGGAAAACCCGCCTGAGCGGTTTCTTCCAGCACCGGCCTCGCCTTCCGGCGCAGATCCACAACGTCCATCTCGTCAGCCCAGGAATGTCCCAAGGCGATCGTGCCATCTGGGTTCATGGCAAAATCGAACTCCTCGTCATACAGCGTCACAACCTCTCTTGTGGCAGCTGCATCGACGTCTGTAGCAAAACGCACGATCCCGTAGGCCGTAGGAGACTCATCCTTAGACCTCTCAAACAGGAAGGTGGGGATCAAATAACCGGTGTTGACCCCTTCCCT